AGTTCCTCAACTGTTGAATAATCATCTATCTGCTTGATTGTAATAACTTTAGTCAAAGCAGTAAGATATTCCTTAAGTTTCGGATCAAGGTCTGACGGAATCTGAGGTAATGATATTTGTGGGGAACTTGCCATTATGATATCGTTATAACCCCGTGTGTTGTGTCATTATAAGTCACAAGAGGTGCTGCCGTAATTTTGAAAGAAGTTGTCGAGCCTATAAACATACCCGGTTGTTGTTGATATTGAGTTGTACGTATGCCAGGAGTTATAAAACTAAAAGTAAATGTTTCACTGGGATTCATAAAAAGTAAATAATTACAACCATTTACGTATGTCCCATATAATGGATGAGGAGTTCGTGAAGATAAATTTCCAGTACATGAGAATAGAGTGATATCGTTATACTTTACATATCCTGCACGATCTAATCCAGACCCAACCGATTGTGCAGAAATAATTAAAAAATCCACAAGAACAAACATCTTCTTGTTTGCTGAAAGAGTTACACTTTGCTGGTTTGGACTAAATGATTTGATGATTGAAGCTCCTTCAGCCTCTGCAAGAGTTGCTGTATTACGTAAAAGAAAACCATCAAGATTTAGTGCTCCGTCTTTTGTAATTTGTATTTCAACTATTCCATTTTGATTCTTATAAAAGCATAATTCCGGCTGTGTATTTTTTAATGTTGTTTGTAAGATTCCAGCTCCTGCCGGAATTGATACAGGTGCTTCTTGTGGAAATAATGTAATTTTTCTATGGTATCCGTCACAATTTCCTTGAAGCGGATCAATTACTCCATCCATAAAGTGATCCTGTTCAAGATGTTCTTTGAGTTCGGACTTTAAAGTCCTTATCTCATCGTCACCATTTCCGGCAAGTTCTGTATCTCTTGGAATAGTTACATCCCATATTCTGCTTAACATTATAATACCTCAAATTCTTTAAATGCGTTGGTGTTATCCTTTGCTGCATAAGTTAATTGGCATTTTCCATTTACCAGTTTGCAAAATAATATCACTCCGTTAGCGGGTAACTCTGCTACCCCTGTCTCCGGATTAATCGGGTATGGCATTTTATCGACTAGGGTGTTGATAGTTATACCTTTCATCGTCAGCTTGTCATGCCCGTCAGTTAATGCTGTATCTGTCTCGTTAAGGTGATGATCAAGGGTATATCTTTCCTCAAACATCTCTTTAGTGAAACGGAGATTTGCAAATACCTGGCTGAAGTAATCTGTAGGATATGGAGTAGATATCTTATATTCACTAAGCATCATAACCTACTTGCTGTTAAGTTTGTCCCAGCATCCCTGTTCAGTATCTCTCTCCCACCTGTTGGAAGACTTCTTGCAATACTCGTATCTTTCCCTTGCCCTGCATTCCTTGTGGTCATCAATGCATTTCTCAGGATTCTTCGGATTCCTGTAGTCACAGTCCCTGGCCTTAAAGCAGGGGTAAAGCTCCTCTTCCTGAAGGACCGGGGCCTTCATGCATGACACAATGGAAAGAAGTGATATAATTAAAAGCATAAGTATTAATCCTCTTCGCATTTATTACCTCCTGAAGTCTTTATATATTTGTTCGCCACATTTACACCCATGTACACTGACATGATGATAACCATGTGGTCCCCCGTGAAGCTCTCAGGATGTATGAGAAAAAGCATTATTGCTATAAGAAGGACCTGGAACTTCCGGCTGAATATTTTATTGAAATACATCTTAAGCGTGTTCATATCTTTTAACCCATAGAACCGTATCGTCCTTTAAGACGCCTGCTGCTTCAACATGCGTTCCCCTCCAAGACGTATCAGATAGATAGAGCAGGCCGTTTATTACATACCCTGCAATGAAGTGGGTACCGAACCTGTTCTGAATCTTTACCTGGTAAATGCCTTCAGGTAGCCCGTATATATCCGTATACCTGACCAGCTGTATATCAAGTCCCAGGCGTTTGAATATATCCTCCTTCTCACTCTTAATCCATCCGATATCATCCTTGTTGATATCACCGTTTTCGAGGAGATATAAAATGAATTCTGTAAATGACATGGTTATAAGGTTTAACCCATACAGCAGGGCATAGGTTGAGAGAATGTTGCAGCTTACCTTCGCCACAGCTTTAGCTTCTTTCAACGAACACTTCAAAGCCTCCTGTATCTCAATGTAGACCTTGCTCCCCTTTAATTTCTGTTTATGAGTAGACGTGAACTCATCAATTCGTCTGATTGTCTCTTCCATTATTTTTCTTCTTCGTATCGCTTAAAGTATCCTGTAAGCTCTGATATCCTTTCACCCAGCGTGCTGAGCTTCTCATCCACCCGGTCAAGTTTATCAGTCAGCTTATCAATGTTCTTTTCCTGTGATCCTTCAATCCTGCAGATACTCTGTGTATGTTCTTTAACCCTGCTTTCAAGCCTGATTAACCAGGCTATCACAGATATCAGAGCAAGTATCACAGGCCAGAATTTAAGTATTATGCTTTCCATTTTAAAAAACAGCTCCGGGTGATTGTCTGCGTTTATAGTCCTCCGCATATACTGATTCAAGAGCCTGAGCTCCAAGTTCAAGATAAGATCCAGCCTGTGTCTTCTCATCCCTCTTAAGCATCACAATGGCAGTTACCATGTATATAATTGCCATGTGGCAGAACCTGGTAACTGCATCAGTATGAGCTGCATTCCAGGCTGCGGGTGTGGGAATATACTGCCATAGGTCAAAAGTAACTGTCTTATCAAGAAGCGGGGCCTCCAGAAAAACAAGATTCTCACCTATGAGCTCACATTCCCCTTCACAATCCAGTTTTATGAACTCCTTGTACTCTGCAGGGAGAGGGTAGGTACTAATTCCAGCAGTCAAGTCAAGAGTGGTTCTTACCCTGTTAAACCAGAAGTTATAGTCCCTTTGTACTTCCCTGTGTTTCTGCAGGATAAGAGTCCGGATAAAAGGGATCTCAGCAAGAGGTACAGGGGATGCATTTACATCCCCGTATACCAGGTTAACTACTGAATCATAAATCTCTCCCAGGGTCACTCTCTACACTTCCAGAATCTCGAACTTCTTCTTCACATTGATTTGGAAGCCATCTTTTATATCAACAGCATCCTCCTCATCTGTGCCGGTTTCCTTGTGAGTTGTTATTCTGGCATCCTTCAGATATGAAAGAACTGCTTCACCCAGCTCAACAGGTTCATTCTCTTTGATCTTATACTGTATGCCGTTGACAAAGCAGGTGATAACACCATTTACAGATGCACCCGGGTCTTTACCTATGACCCTGTATTTTTTACCATCAGTTTCCCTTTTATTTGCTGCTGCCATAATTATCTCCTCCTTACATCCTGTGTGCAACTGCGTGAATAGTCTGACCTGCAATGTTTACATTAGCGTCAGCTCCAAGGATGAACCCGTAGTCGGTGAGAGTAATGCCATTGTTTGTGACAAATGATGCATCACCTGCAGCAACCCTCTTCATCCCTTCGCCAGAATTCATTGTGTCGGTGTGCTCCATGGTTGAGAGCCCTGCACCGACATTCATTACCTTCACGTACTTTGGCCTGAAACCGCAATTAAAGACCAGTGCTGTTCCTGTACCTGTTTTTTTCTCTGAGTGTGTATACTTCTCCATATCACCTCCCTTTATACACTTGCAGCTGTTTCATAAATTGTGAACCAGGCAGGATTAAGAGCCTTCGATGTCATTGCCATTATGTATCCGGTTGTGGAGAACATATTAAGCGGTCCACCGGCCTCCTGCTCGGATTTGAGAATTGATTCCATGGTCTCAAGGTCCGCTATACCAAAGGCCTCCTTCCCGAGAGCTATGGCCCTGTAAATATCACAGTTTGTTCCACCAGCGGAGATCTTTCCAGCTACTGTGGTCGATCCTGCATTGGGGAGTACAACACCTGTCATGTAGTTAGAGGATAGAAATCTGAAGCCTTCACATGCGCCGATTTCATTCTTAAACCTTACTGACGGATTTGAATAGTCTGCACACTTTGTAAATCCTGTGAGAGCCCTAACATCAAGTGCCTGGTCAGGGTCCACTATCATGATATAGCAGGCCTCTACAGGGTGAGTGTTATCCCTGTCTTCACCAACTACGATATCAGTAATCTTTTCAGCACCCTGTTTTTCAAGAGACCTGAATATCCTTTTTAAGTCAGCATTGTTGATTACAGAGGTGACATTTGCTCTCCCTGCAGCTGCACCAGCATAATAAACTGATGTAGCACCTGAGAGAATGGAGTCCCTCATTATCATCTCCCTGGTCTCTCTGCCGTGGTCTCCAACCACCTCAGTGTATTCAGTTATTGCTTTAACCGGGTCTATCTTCTTTGCCTTACGACCAATCTTCGCATAGGCACCGTACCAGCCAACCTGGCCGGTTATCTTTTCAGTAGTAATAACAAGGGGTGAGGGGTTAGTGTCTCCAAGCTGTGTGGGACTCCCGGGGTTCACCCTGTTTACTCTGAACCATGAAACAAACTCCATACCCTCAACCTTTCCCTTAAGGGCGAACTGTTCGAATACAGAGTCATACCTTATTCTACGAAGCAGGACCTTCTGAAAAAACTCATTGGGGTTTTTCATGTCCGCTATTGTTACTATGTTGTCTGGCATCTACCTTTTTACCTTCTCATGATTTTTTTATAGAGAGCATCAAAATCATCCTCCCCACTTTTTGTTGTTACCGTTTTTGAATTACTTAAAGTCTTCGCCTGGTTAAGATTTTTATTAATCTTGTTTTCAAGGCTTACCTTGTTTTTAACAGTGGTAACCTCACTTAAACTTTCACCTCGGAGGAGCTTCCCGTACCTGTACGTAGCTGCTACAGGGTTAGGGGATCTCATGAGGATCTCCGCTATGGCCGGGTCCTTACGGGCTTCAAGCATCACTGAACCCACAACGTCATTGTAATCGGTGTACTGGTTCATGTAGTTCTGCTTTTGCTCAGTAATGTAATTCTGCCGCTGCTCATCCTGTATCTGTTGAAATGATTTCTGAAAGTTCTCTCCGTACTGCGAGAGAATTGATTTCAACTGAGCGCCTGTGATAAGTTCATCATCAGCAAATGAAAGTTCCGGATCTTTACTTTGCTGTGAATCAGGCTGCTGCTGTCTGTCTGCAAGGATAAGCTGCAAAAGCTGCTGATTCTGCTCCTTAAGTTCCCTGGCCTCTTCGCGCATAGACTCTACTACATCCAGAGGTACGTATTTTCCTTCCCGGGCGTCCTGTATGTCGCTTTGTACTTCCTGGTTGTCTATGTCATTACCCATCCCCTCATCTGCTGAGGAGTCCGCTGGTCCATCAAAGGCCGGAGGCGCCTGAAAGTCTTCTCCCGTTAATTGATTGATATCTCCCATGTTATGTCACCTTAGTTGGTAGTATTTTGAATATCTTTAGTATCACCCTTATGACTCCTGTGCTTTGTCATAAGGTCCTCTACAGGCTTTTCCGGTTCACCGGTGGGAGGGGCAGGTTTTGGATCATCTGACTGCCTCCATCCGTATCGGTTCCTGACCTGTACAGTGTATATCGCACTGTTTAAATTCCTGTCGCCGAATATCCTTTTACCCATGGTATCGAGCCAATAGGTTTTAGCTAAATCCCTGGCATAATCAAATACTTCTTTATACTCTTCGCATGTTCCATATAACCTTTCATGTACCCTGCGGGTGAGACGAATGGAGGTATATAGCCCTGCGTCTGAAGCACCTTCTCTGCCTCTTGCTTCAAGTGTTTCTTTCCAGTCAAGTTCCTGCTCTCCATCTTCGTTAACAGGAACAGTGAACCTTATCCCCTTAAGGTCTTCAAAGTCTGTTGTTAAGGGCCTACCCATTACAGACCCCCTTGAAGTCCCTGGTTATTCTTAATGCCGGCCATGGCATTAGCCTGTTGCATAGCTAACATCTGTTGTTGCTGCTGCATATATTCATCAATGCATTCCTGCTTAACATCTGAGGGGAGATATGGATTCTGTTTAACCAGGGTAACATATGGTGTTTGTACCCCATGCTGTACACCCTGCATGATTGATTCAAAGGCTGCCATCTGTGAGGTCACTGAATGTGTTGTCTCATCCACTCTTATATCATACCTGGTGCTCTTCCTGGCTTTCTCTAATATTGGCGGCTCAATTATAAAGGAATCACCAACAATGAGCTGGAACTTCTGGTCAGAGAAGTGTTCAAGCGCAAGGTCAATTACCTGCTGCCCGAGCATTCGGAGTGAAAAGTTAAGGTGTTCATTAAGCTCAGCTACAGGGATTAAGCCTGTGGCCTGGACAAGAGACATTGCCTTTGCAGATTCAAGGTTTGATGGGGCACCTATTACCTCAGGGACAAGCCCCACCTGGTTTAAGTCACTTGAAAACATCTGTTCAAGCTGCACTTCTGATGTGGGGAGCCCTGCCTGTTGCAGTAGTTCAAGGGCTCTCCCCGGGCGTTTAGGTATTACTCCCTCTCTCCCCCCCAGGCGTTTAAGGTCATTGATGTCCTTTACTGCTCCTTCATCCATGAGCCAGGCCATACGTGGGAACTTCATTGTTACAGTGAGCATTGCAGATCTTCGTGCGTTCTTCTCCATCTGCGGGAATTTGAGAGCCCGGACATGTCCTGCGATCTTATCCTCCCAGTATTCGGAGCTTGAGTTATAATATCCAAGAATAGGGATAAAAGGAAAGTAGGGCCTGCTGCTGTAAGGATTAGGGACATCCTGAAGCATGAGCCTCCCGTCTGCAAGAGTAGCAAGCCTTATCTCCTGGACATTCCTTTCAACTGCCATGAAGTCTTTGTTGAGGTTTAAGAATACCTTGAGCCTGTCTTTATCTCCTCCCCATTCTTCGTTATCTGTGGGGTCATACTTGTTTACTATTATGAGCTTTTTAACAATGGATTTATACCAGTATTCCTTTACAACAACACGGCTGTTCCTGTTGTCATTCACCCTGTTAAATTTAAAGATTGAATCTCCGTCACCCTTTAATCCATCAATCTCTTTTGCCTTCTCAGAATACGTACTCTTGAGTTCAGACTTTGACATGAGCTTGTATCTTATGAGGTAGTCTGCATCTGATAAATCAATGTTCCTGAAGTGAGGGTCGGGGAGTATATTGTATGGTGATTCATGGATTATCTTTATATCACCTGATACATAGTCAGTTGAAAAGTCTATATATGTGTGGAGCCACCCAAGCCCTCCGACAACCTGGTCTTTATGCCCTGAAGTGATGTTTGTCTGTGCATTGCAGAGGTCCGTTGCCCACTTCAATGTCCTTGTGAGGAGTGTTGCTATAACATCATCATTGTACTCTATAGGGTACGCGCGGAGATCTGTAAGTGTTGAAAGCCTCTTGCCGACAAGTGAATCTACCTGTTTTTTTATTATATTTATAGTTACAGGTATTGTATCAGATGTTCTTATTCTCTTCAGATCCCCGTGGTTCCACTGATTGCCTATATAGAAATTATTCTCCTCCTCAATCTTATTAAAGAGCGGCTGCCAGGTGGACTTGGCTTCAGCTGAAGCTTCATTAATGGTCTTTATTAGTTCTTTCTCTCCCATTCCTTTTACCATACAAATGAGGATTGCCAGGTTACATCCTTTTCCTGTCTGCTGAATGCAGGGTGTTTCCTGGCATCAATCTTTTCCGGTTCCTCTTCAGTTATCTCGGGGAATATAACATCGACATTCTGAATCATTGCCATGCAGTCCAGCATGTCATCATGGGCTTTGTTGTGGGGGAACTTGGTATATTCTTCATTTATGAATTCAGAGATGAGTTCTCTCTCTATCCCTGTGATGTCTGTGTAGTATATCTCCCTGGGTAGGAGGAATTCTTTCTTGCGCATGAGGCTCCCCAGGGATATTATTCTTTTATGCTTTGAGTTGTTTACATTGCTCTGAAACTTCTGAATGGGGAAAAAGAATTTTTCCCGCTCCATCTCCCGGTCAAATACTTCAAGGTCTGAGTTCAGTGCCTGGACCTCGTAGTATACATCATAGGGGTCATACTCCCTGTAAAGCTCCTTAAGTATCTGGAAGCGTTCATATACATCGAGTTTGTCACGTATCATATATACAAGAAAAAACTGTCTGAATGGTGAGCAGCCGATTACGGCCATAACTGTTGAGTCTGATGCTTTATTCTTACTCCCTGCGGGGTCGCAGAGCAGGTATCTTGTCAGGGTAGATGGGAGTGATTCATAATATGTGAGCCATGCTATATCAAGCCCTCTCTCTTTTGAAGCTGTGGGGTCCTGCAGAATCTGGCCACAGTAGAAGGCATCACCGAAGTCATGACGTATATTATCAAGCTCTTCCCTGGTCTTGTATACAGGGATCCCGCCAATCTTTGCCTTACCGGTCTCATCAACCTCCCCGGGGATAACAATCTTTTTATACCTGTCATCCTTTAAAAGATCTGCTGATATATCATTCACATCGTACCTGGTGGTGATTGTACGGATCTTCACTCTCCTGGTTCCAAGGCCTGCCATCATCTTATATGCAGACTTAACTTTTTCTATCTGCTCTGTTGTTGCTGAGTTATCTATTGTTACCGGGTCATCCGGTATGATACGGTCGAAGTGCATTGATACAGGGGAGTTCTCTATGAGGCCCCAGGCTGAGAAGGTGGGTTCCTTCACTGTGCTTGTTCGCTTTACATAAAGGCCTGTGTATAGGTTCCATTTTAATGCATCCTGTTTTTTCTGGAAGAATATATCAGGCCATGCAGCTTTGAGTAAATCATTCTGCTCTGCAATCTGCTTTATACTCATGAGCTGAGCTATGGACTTGTCCCTCTGGAAGCTTAAGATTGCCACGGTGATATTCGGGTCCTGTGTAACTTCCCACAGGGGCATAGCGATTGTATTCAAGACTGATTTATAATGGTCCCTGGCTGCAAGGATGAGGAGATATTTCTCATCTATATAATCCTGAAGCTCGTAGCACCTTGCCATTAAATAAGGATGGAGAAGTGGGAGCCCCAGGACATACCAGGAGAAGAAAAAGAAGTCATCATCGGATATCTGCCTTACCTGGTCGAGGTATCCTTTATAATTGCTTTTTTCGAGTTCGGCTAATTCAAGTGTGAGGTCTTTGTAGTTGTATTTGAAGTCAATAGAGTGTATGCCGAGCCCGATGAGTTGGGGCTCGGCAAGAGAAACAAATCTATCTATATCAAAGAACTTCATGAAATTAAAGCTTTTCATAAAAATAACTGTTTTACTGTCAATTTAATGTCAATTATTTTCCGGATTTACTTCGAATTTTTATATTAAAATGCTCGCAAAACTCTTTCTCGGTCCATTTTATTATTGATTTATTAAGATGGCATTTTGCACAATAGTACAATGTGTTGTCCGGGTGATCTATATATTCCGGATAGAGTTTCCGGTACAGCTTTGTCTGAGAGAGCTTATGGTGTGTGTGCTCCGCTACACGTATACGGCAAAGTTGGCAGATATGATTAAGATATTGCATAATTACTTATATGCCATAAGGTATTAAACTCTTATTTGCGCAATCTTTAATACCTTATGGCGTATAGAAAAGCGTTAGACGCCATTTTATAAGGAGTTATTTATGAGTAACTTAGAACAAATTAAACTCGGTAGCGTACAAGAAACACTTCTGCTTCCATTGTGGGGTCGGGCGTTAGAGACTCAGAAGAAACAACCAAAGTTAATCGATCAAAAAGCTGTCGAAATAATTAATTCAGTGGGTTATGATTTTACGACAATCGCCAAGAATATAAATAAATTGAGTTTAGCTTCGTGGATTTCTAGAAGTATATATTTTGATAATAAAATACGTAATTTTATACAGTTATATAATAATGCAACTGTTGTGAATATTGGGTGTGGTCTTGATACAACATTTGATAGAATTGATAATGGAAAAATACAATGGTTAGACATTGATTTGCCTGATGTCATTGAATTGAGAAAAAACTATATTGATGAAACACCTCGCCGAAAATTTATTGCAGATTCAATTTTTAATCAAGATTGGTATGATGCTATAAAAAATAAAGATCATGTCATGTTTATGATAGCTGGGGTTCTCTATTATTTTGATGAGAGTGAAATAAAAAAGGTATTTTACAATTTTATAAATAAGGTTCCTGGGGTTGAAGTGGTATTTGATTATAGCTCTGTAAATGGGATAAAAATAGCAAATAAGAAAGTAATTGATAATGGCGGTATGAATAAAGCTGCTTATTTAAAGTGGGGAATTCAAAATATCCATGACTTAGAGAAATGGGGGAATAATATAAAAGTATTAGATGATTTACGAATGTTTGGAAAATATAAGAAACAATTTCCGTTTTATAAAAGAATTGGGATGAATATATCAGATATGATTCGAGTGATGTCATTAGCTCATGTCCGTGTTGGATAAAACGGCGTCTAACAGCGGCTAAAACGCTGCGCCGGAGTACCGGCTTGGGCTGCGCGACAATGCGAATGTGCACCATTGTATATTAAAAAAAGAGGTAAAAATGGAAGTTCGTGAAGCGTATAATTCTTGGTCAGAACAATATGATATAAATAAAAATAATACAAGAGACTTGGAAGAGCTTTCTCTTCGAGAAACTCTAAATTACTTAAAATTTGAAAGTTGTTTAGAGATAGGTTGTGGCACAGGGAAAAATACAAAATGGTTAATTGATAAATCAAATACAGTTTTAGCAGTTGATTTATCCATCGGAATGTTGAATAAAGCAAAAACTAAAATCCAATCAGATAAAGTAAATTTTGTTCAAGCTGATATTAATAATGAATGGACCTTTTCAAAAAATATGAATTTTGATTTAGTGACATTTAGTTTAGTATTAGAACACATAGAAAATTTAAACTCAATTTTTGAAAAGTTAAAACATGTCGTGATTGATAATGGATATGTTTATATTGGTGAACTACATCCGTTTAAACAATATAACGGTACAAAAGCAAGATTTGAAACTGAAAACGGTTTACAAATAGTTACTTGCTTTAAGCATAATATTTCTGATTTTACGAATGCTGCGAAACAATATGGATTTAACATAATTGAATTAAATGAATTTTTTGATAACGATGATAATACAAACATTCCAAGAATTTTAACACTTTTATTACAAAAACATCAATAAATGGAAGCAGGTCTATATCATCCTTCATACTCCCACCAGTTATGCTCCAGCTCCTGCGGTGGTATACCTGTTATCCATGACATGATATCCACCGCCTGGTTATAGTATTCCTGGAACTCATCCCGGTCCTTTGCAGCATTGGAGATGCTGCCAGTCTTTACATGTACAATATCAATCTGCTTCCTGCAGTTGGGGCAGGATCCCGGAAATACCACGCGGCTGTCCACAATATTAAGTTTGAGTTTTATATATTCATCAACTTTGTTCTTGTGGTCCAGCCCCTCAAGGCCTTCTCTGCGGTGATTATTAGCCACCAGGTTGCAGAGGGCCCAGTACTTCTTTGTGAGGGGATAGAACCGGTCACGCCTTGCATCAATTTCGATAATCTCACCATCACTGAACTTTTTGAGATTGTCAATATCTGAAGGCATGACCGGGACCAGAACAGTATGCCCGACATCTTCAGGCAGAACAGGCTTTTTAAGCATCGTTATTTTCATCTTGAATTTTTGGTCTTCCTTTCTTTTTTCGTGGAAATTCCGGAGTTGCACCACCATTTCGTGCGAGCATTTTAGTGTATTGGATACTGAGAAGTTTTCTGATAATCGGATTTGTAACATCATTAAGCATGAACCTGCTGCCATAAACACCGACTGATTCATAACCTGTTTTCATTGTTTGCCTCCTGCTTTATCTGTCATTTTCACTTCATCGTATCATATTCCTTATTTTTATATATTTAAGCCATTTTGCCGGAAATATTAATTTCGTCAATAAAATGACACAGCACAAACGGGTTTAAATAGCAATATTAACATGACTGTAAATTACCTGATGCTATTTTTTCAGAACAGGAGATGCATACTCTGTATGCTCTTGAACTGTTTAGCTTATACTTTATCATTACTGTATCCTCCAGATTAAAGAGATCCTTGCATAGGTTACACCTCCGGAGGTTCGATTTAGATGAAGTACCATGTTTTTTGTACTCAATGTTTTTACGTCGTTTTGCCATGCTTTCATATTGCCTGTTAAGCTGGCTCCTGAGCCTTGAATTAACCTCAGGAAAAGAGAAAATGTTATCAGTCACCATAACCACCTCCAAGTCTTACCCTTGTATCATCCTGTAGATAAACCGGAGCAGGTCGCAGCTTAGATAATTCTATTTGAAGTCTGCCGACCTCTCTTTCAGTTTCAACTATCTTGTCACAGAGCTCATCTATTATATCAACGAGCACCTCAGGATTGATTTCATAAACAATTCTTCCATCGGACTTCCTTTCTGATGATGTCCCTGTTCTCGCTATGTAGTGAGTAGGGCAGTGGCGTCCTCTAAGTTTTAGCATTAACATTGTCATACCTCTCAAAACGGCAGATCTTCATCGGAGAATGGATTATCTTCAGAGCATTCATCCCATGATGGGACATGCTCATCATTACTCGCTGGTTTGCTCTGCTGTGCCGGTTCCTCCTGCTGCTCCTGTTTAGCCTGGGAGAGAAACTGTACATTCTCAGCTATAACCTCAAGTTTTGTCCTGGTATTGCCATCATTATCTTTCCACTTCCGCTGGATAAGTCTCCCTTCAACTCCAAGTCTATGGCCTTTGCGACAGTACTCAGTAACCACCTCGCCAAGCTTTGACCATGCTACACAGTCAATGAATGATACCTGCTCTTTCTTCTCATTGTTCTGTGTAAATGTTCTACTGCTTGCAATGGCGAAGCTGGCTACCGGGATCCCTGCAGGGGTGTACCGTAGCTCCGGATCCCTGGCCAGTCTCCCTACTAGAATTGTTTTATTTATATCGCTCATATGTATTCTCCTGATTTAGTTCAGTTTGTTTGAATAATTCAAGTTGTCCGCTTTCAATCATCTGAATATGGTCTTTTAATAACGCTGCTTTCTGCCTGAATCTATTAACGGTGAATATTTCTCTTTGAATATCTCGCTCTCTTGTTTTAATCGCTCTCTCAAGAATTGAGAGTTCATCTTTCATCATCGATAGATTCATATTTGTATCTCCCTGGTCATATCACCAACAAGCTTCATTGCATCATTTTTGTATGATCCAAGAATAGCTGAACACTTTTCTTTATCCCCAAACATTAAAGGTGGTTTATTCCTCCGGGTTGACTCACCATACAATATGGCTGGGTGTATGTTAGTACATGCCTCTTTGTCCAACTTCATGAATGAACCGATAAAATTTTTTCGATGCAGTGATTCGTATTCAGGGTTACGCTGACAGAATGCTGCCCATCCACCAAAAAATTCAACGGCCCCCTGCGCTCTGAGATCGGAGATTATTACGTTATCAAGGCTATTCCCTGTACGAGTGAGTTTGTCATACCAGATATTAGCTTCAGCCTCAAGTGAATGCTCTGGCTTCCGTAGCAGATTATTAATCTGTGTTATATCAGGTGGAGTTTTATATACTGCTGAATATTCCTCCCTGATTTTCCAATACAGATTTTTCAGCTCTGACTCACCGATTTTCGCGGGTAAATAAATTATGAGTTCCGCCTTTTGAGCAGGATTATAAAGCCCATAAACCCCTTCAATTTGTGTTATGAAATCAGCATATGTCTTAATCATTTCTTTACCGCTCCAAATAGTCTTTGATTCTCTTCAAGCTGTTTGTTGTAATCAAATGATTGTGTGCTTGATTTATTCCTGACTTTCTCCTGGTCTCTTCTGTACCAGTTCCGGACTGCAGCCTGCCAGTCAGACATTTTATTTTTACCGACTTTCCAATCTTTTGATTTATAAAAGTCGATAAACTGATTAATGTTTATGGGACATGAATTTTCTGAGCAGTATTGTGTGATTTCCTCATGTGTAGGGGGAATGAAACGCTTGCGTTTCGTTTCTCCCTCTTCATCTGTATTATTAATTATATTATTAATACCTGTATTATTCTCCTTAAACTTTTGTTGATACCCCCCTTCATCATTTGTTGATACCTCTTGAAACTTTTGTTGATACCCTGTTAAACATTCATTGATAGCTACTGCTAAATATATCCTTCTTTCCTTTATGGATTCTCCGGACTTAATCATCTGAACACTAACATAGCCGGATTTTAATAATTGGTTAATCCATTTCGATATTGCTTGTGGAGTACAGTTATATAGCTCAGCGAAATAATTATTCGATGCCCAGCAATACCCTTTTTCATTGCAGAGAGCAGTTATTTCACCATAAAGTAATTTTGCATTTGCGGTCAGAGTTTTATCATATCGAACAATGGCCGGTATTATTGCATAATATGATTTATTCATCTCTCCCATTCATTTCTCCATCTAAAAGTGTGGCCGGTGATCCGTTAAGTGGTGTGTGAGGATGTCTGGCAGGACGGACCACCGGCCGAATATATGTTCAAGTGGCAAAACTTGACCTTGTTAATTACTCCACTGTAAGGCTTGGCTGGCCTTCCTTGTAGAGCTCATCACAGAGAACCTGAAGTTCCCCTCCCTGTTTGCGGACCTCTTTAATCTCTCCCCAGGTGAAGGGGACAAACTTGTATGAGCCCAGCATCTCCGGTTCAAAGCCTGATTTTTTAATATACTCTTCAGGGTTTTTGATTGCAGAGTTAAGCTTCATTGCTCCCTTCTTTACAGTGAGGGTTTTCTTATTCCCCTTAACATCCAGGAATATAAGCTTGGTTGCGTTATCCTGATCCATCCTGCGGAGGAGGTTCCCTGTTATATTCTGTTTGTACTCTTTGAGCTTCCCCTCCATCTGCCTTATCACATCAAATCCCGCTGCGACCGCTTCTTCCGGGTAGTCATTGGGAGCACTCCCCAGGTCATCAAGTGTGAGGTTTCCGATTACATTAATTACCATGTCATTCATATATTATGTCTCCTTATTGAATATTAGTTGCTGCATCTGCTTCTTCTTTCCACTGTGCCCTGAGCACTGATATAAATTCATCCTGCTCTTTGAGCTCCTCCTCGGTCCATGTGTGAGCATTCCTGACTTTGAAGTAGCTCTGTATGTGCATCTCATTTTTACATTTGTTGAGCTTCTTCATCACCTCTTTGTGGTCCCCGGGCTTTAACTCAATCTCTCCATTGCTGTTCTTTAATGTATCCGGAACAACACCGGGATCTGCAGGAGCAGAGGAGGGCTCTGCTTTCTTTGTCTCACTGGTCATCTCGTCAGGGAGCTCTTCAGCTGCATAGGGCATGCCTCCCATTTCATCAGGGAAGGCGAGTCTGAAGCCCTGGGCCATTGCCACTTTCTTAAGCATGGTCATTGGCGTCTCCTTCCACATCCTGTTATCCTCCTTGTACTCTGAGAGAATGACTGAATGAATGAGAGGCTGTTCCCAGTCTTTACGGTGGATTGTAATTTTAGCTGTTCTTGCGTCGGCCTGTCCGGAGATCTCAACATTCCATCCGTTCAGGAGCCCGCTCCTCTCTGCTCTCTTCAGGTATGTTTCATAACCTGTAACTATTGAGAGTTTGCGGACCTTCTTATACTGGCCGTTTGCCTGCTTTACACTGGTCATATAAGGGAGGCAGTAGATTTCTTTCTTAAAGGGGTTCAGCTGGTATGCTGTAGCAACTTCAACGAACTGCTTCTTCTCGTTGTCAGTGAGCTCAGCTGCAATACCGAATACAGTCATGTATTCAATTATCTTCTCAGCTGTTATGAGCTCATAAGCATCCGCCTTAACTATATCGTTCACGCTGCACCTCCCTGTAACAGAAAGTTGTTTTACCTTCGGTGCGGATTATGAAGTCCGGAATTTTATCTTTCAGCGGGTATGAAGATTTTATTATCATCTTCCCCTCCCTGTAATCATCCAGTCAGGAACTGATATGTTACACCTCACGCAGTAAGGCCTGTCACCCGCGAGCGGATTTACTAATGGATTATGGCACTTTGAACAGCGCTTATCAGCGGTCTGGTATGCTCCCCTGTCAAAACGTGTGTTCATGGATTATACCTCCTTTGATGCAGGGAGCCGCTTGAGGAGAAACTCTGCATTTGTATTTCCCCTGTTAACCTGCTCCCTCAATGTGTTGTTGATGTTTCTTAATGCCTGGTTAAGTTTCTTCATTGAATGCCTCCTGGTGTGGTAAAGTCCGGTAGCGTCAGCTGCTTGCATAGCCCCAGCCTTTTAGAGATGTACTCAATACCCTGCTGGTTGATATGTGTGACCGGCCTGATTTCGCATTGATGCCGGATACTTACAGGCAGTTCTATTACAGTGAAGTATTTCATGTACCTTTTGTACGGTACATTATCCGCCTGTAATATCCCGGCATTGCGGAGCTCCCTGAACAGGGTATTCCTTCCGATATCGAAAAGCTTTGCAGCTTCTCCGATTTCGATTGCACTGTTGTGGGAGGTGTGAAGAGCTGAGGAATTCATATCATTTCCTGTCTATGATTTCCCTGTTCTTTCTGACCTCCTCAGTGATGAGAGCCCCGATAACTTCACCGTTCTTTTTTTTCCTTCTGATATTGAGAATCTGGAAATCTTCGAAGTCTTTTTCATCGAGTTTAACGTTGGTATTGTAGGTTTTAAGCATGTTGCCTCCGGTTGTGTTAGATTGCGTTAAGTTGATTTATACAATATTTTCAAGCTATATGACTAAATAATCAAATATTATTGAGTAAGTCAATAAAAATAACAAATTATATTGAATTTTTTTGTTGAATCATACGAAAATATGATTATTCTGAGTAATGTGTGAGGTATGCTCAATGAAGTTTGGTGCAAGAATGAAACAATTGATTAAAGATGCAGGATATGGACAGAATGCATTTGCAGAAAAAATAAATATATCAAGTTCTAAAATGTCCTTCTGGTGTAATTCGGAATATCCTCCTCTTGAAGCAATAGAAACGGTATGTGCTGAGCTTAATATTCCTTTGTATGAATTCTTTATGACAGAGGAGCAAAGAATGAAAACCATGCCGGAAGATATTGATCCGATCCAGGTTGAATTACTCAGGACATTAAATGCTCTTCCCAATGATAAGCATATTGCAATCATTGAAGCATTTTGCAAAATAGCGGAAACTTTTGTAAAGTGAACCGGTTCACAGGGTAATTGAGCTAATGGATTTGCTTAAGAATCTTTAGCAGTTTGGTATACACCTGCTTTTTCATTTCTTCTTCATCAGTAATACTGTCTGCCTTCTTCATAAATTCGCTCCTGTATTTTTATTAAAGGCATGGAGCTCCATAACTCTTATTTGAATATTCAAATTTATGCCAAAAAAAGCACAACATTTTTTTATAAAAAAAGAGTATTTTGGTTATTGACAGTTCAAAGTTTTGGTATAAGGTATTTTTGGATTATTGGTGAGTGTTGTTGCTCCTGGGGTGTGGGGGCAGTGTTAATTATTTATATGCCATATAGCGTTTAATGCGTCTTTATACAATCTTTAATGCCTTAAGGCGTATAGGAAAGAGTTGTGTGACAAACGAATCCGGCCGTTAATTAAATGCGCATCGAAATTTGCGAATGAAAGTTTTGTGGTAAATGTTCAAAAGAATTTTTTTGGGTGTCTTAAAGTTAAAAAATTTTCCGGTGAGTCATTGAATTATTATCTTTCAGAAATTTCAATGGGGCGTTGTTGTACCGGTGCGCATTTAATTAACTCAAAGACCCCGGCTTCGTTCGCCACACAACATAGGCTGCGCGCTCCGCTCCCTGACGGTCGCTCGGGCGGTGCCACATTTGCCAGATTGAAGGTGTGAAAAACTTAGTTGATATAAAATGTAATTTATTGTATCAGAAATTAATTGTTTTCCCTGGCAAACGTCGCGCAGCCTTGGCGTTATGCGAAAAATGAATCCGGCCGTTA